GATACGTTGCAGCGAATCAAAACGCTCAACCGGGAACACTCCCTCGCTCGCGAGGCTGAGAAGATTAGGGTGTCAACCCTGGTCGACGAAGCCGAGCTTGTAGCGACGACTGATGTAGAAGCCCTGCGAACCATCACGGGCCCTGCTCCCAGCACCCCCACCTACCGTGACCTTCCTCCCCTCCTGCACGGAGACGTGCAGGTGGACCTGACAGGACTGGGCGACCCACCAGGCGACCCCACCTTCCCAGAATCCAGCCAGGCAGGAACCGCTGCTTGCATCACCCCTACGTCGGATTTTCGGGCTGGGGCCACCGCCGGGTTGGCCCCCTTACAGAGCTCGAAGCCCCGGCGCTCCCGCAGGAGGAAGAAGAAGAAGAACATCGCCAACGCAGCGCCCTCGAAGTCTACTACAGCACAGGGCAGTACTGCTTCGACCCCCAACGGACCCCCACTGACTCCCCGAACCTCGCCTACACAGGCCGGATGCGCAGCAGTGACTTTGCCAAGTTACCCAAGCAGCGGGATTACAGTCACCTTCAAGTCCCCGGACTCGACAAGTGGATCATGCCACCGCGCGACAACGCAGCGGTCGTAGAGTCCCTTGTCTCGCAGTCCGCCCGCCATGTGGAAGGGAAAGTGCCGACTGAGGCCCAGCAACAAAAGCTGATGGCCAAAGCTCTGAAAGCCTACCCTCACACACCACATGACAGGCGCGTGGAGAATCTTGATTGGGCCCACATTAAGGACAAAATCCTCTATGAGATCGAGCACTCGATCGTAGCTTCCTCTTCCCCCGGCCAACCTCTGGCCTACTTTGGTACAAATGAGACAGTGGTCGAACAACTCGGAGCTGATTTTCTTGCTGACGCAGCCATTGCTCGCATGAAACTGCTTCTTGAGACTGAGTGCGACAAACTGACTCCAGAGCAGCTAGTGCAACAGATGCTCTGTGACCCAATTCGGGGGATCATCAAAAGTGAACCCCACCCCCCAACCAAAGTGCAGTCCAAGCGCTGGAGAATCATCTCTTGCGTGTCGCTGCTGGACCAGCTGATTGACCGAATCCTGCACACAACACAGAACAAAGTGGAGATCGCCCTTTGGCGGTACATCCCCTCAGCCCCAGGCTTGGGGTTCTCACAGGACCGTGATGGACCCATATTTGCCCAGAAA